CAGCACGTGCACCAACACCAACACCAGCAGGTACACCAACTCCAACACCACCTGCTAAGCCAGCAACACCAGCAGGTACACCAACTCCAACACCAGCAGGTACACCAACTCCAACACCAGCAGGTACACCAACTCCAACACCAGCAGGTACACCAACTCCAACACCACCTGCTACACCAGTCGGAAAGCCAGTGGTCCCTGGCGCTCCAGCAACTGCTACACCAACTACAGCTACCCCAACTACAGCTACCCCAACTACAGCTACCCCAACTACTGCATCCGCAACGCCAAACTTTGGGCAAAAAGGTGTTATGCCCAACAAGGTCACATACGATCCAAAAATGTTAGCCAAGCCTGGTGCTAAACCTGCACCAACAACTGCCGCCACTCCGGAAGAACCGGCAGCCACACAAACCGCAGCTAATCCGTTTGGACAAATGGCTGGAACATTAAAAACTTATGCCCCACCAGAAACAACCAGTACTGGAGGCACGTTGAAACAGACTGCTACAGGGCAAGTAAATCGAGCCAGTGCCACAAACCCAAATGCACAACCGCAACAAGCAACTACTCCTGCAGCAACCGCTCCAAAAGATGCTCGTTTCCCCAATGGCAAATATGACGGGGTAACTGGAGAGACAACCCCCGAATGGCAAGCCGAGCTAGATAAACAAGACGCTGATGCAAAAGCCAAAGCAGCCGCATTACCGCAACTTGGTGCACCACCTGCACAATCGACAACTACTACACCTGCGCCAACGGCATCTGCACAAGCCGATGTAGGCAAGCCGGGATTCCAACAAAATAAATTACAAGGTAGTACAGTACCTGCGGCAACTACTCCGACTGCAACAGTTCCACAAATGTCAGATGCGGATATGGATGCCGCTGAACAAGCCCAATTGGCAAAAATGCAAGCCCGGAATCCTAAATTAGCAGGAATGATGCAACAACTTGATACTATGAACGAGAGTCGTGTGGACTTTGGTGCCATGTTATTCAAAAGAATGAAAAGCGGACAATGATACTAAACGAAGGCGGCAACGTTTTTAAAGACGAAAAGAAAGTTCCTATTACACAACGTATTAATAGGAATGATGTACCCACAACTGTGGCATGGTTAGAACAAGTGACAGGACTAAGTCTTAAAGGCACATTACTGGGCAGTACCGGAGTTACGCCTACCAGTGGTGACATTGACCTAGGCTTAGATGCCAGTAAAATTACCAAAGACGCTGTCATTGGTGTGCTGACCAAATGGTGTCAACAATCGGGCATTCCTGATGATAAAATTGTTAACTCAAGAGCCAAAGGCAAAGAGCCAGCACACGCCGACCGCTGGATTGATGCCACAGGTATCGAAGTACACTTTCGTGCTCCTATCAACGGTGATGCCAAACAAGGCTATGTACAAGTTGATTTTAACTTTTTAACCAATATGAAGTGGAGTCGCTTTATGTTGAGTCATATGCCTCCCGACAGTCAATACAAAGGTGTTGATCGTGCAGTATTGTTTAACAGCATTGGTAAAGTATTGGGCTTTAAAGTCACCGTCAACACCGGAGTGCATGATCGTCAAACTAATGAGTTGGTAACAACTGATCCTGCACAACTAGCACAGATGCTGGTACCCAATGGTACAGTACAGGATCTAGTCAGTGTAGAAACGGTACTGGGCGCACTACGCAACGATCCAAAACGCAGAGAAAAACTTGCAGAGTTTGCCAACTACTTGACCAACAGCGGCCGTGAACTTCCTCAATTGGAAGATAGCGCACATCCTGGAAATTGGTTCCGCTTTATTAATCAACGGTTAACACGATGAAATTGTTTGAATTTGTACAGTTCCTGACCGAAGGTGCACGTACACCACATCCGGAAGATTTCATATTCTCGGGATCGGATGCGGCCATAGATGCCATTACAGGCCTGGCAGGTGCGGTCAATCGGCCCGAGACTGTAACTATCAAATGGGACGGATCTCCGGCAGTGGTGTTTGGCCGTAGAACCAGTGATGGCAAGTTTACAATGAATTATAAAGAGTATATTGGTGAACCTGGTGGACAAGTTACAACCGCTCAAGAACTTTTAGATTACTATGCCAAGAATGGTAAGAACATGATAGTAGGTGAAAAACTAGCCTCTGCGTTCAATGCCATTGGCACGATTGTTCCCGCTGGCTTTCGTGGATTTGTGCAAGGCGACCTCATGTGGACCGATCCCGGTACAGATATTGTACAAGATGCGGGCAAGTTCGTATTTAAACCTAACCCACATGGGGTTACATATCGTGTGCCTGTGGACAGTGATGTGGGTCAACAGATTGCAGGTCGACAGTTTGGCATAGCAGTACACAGTGCCGGAACTGATGTGGTCAAAAGCAAAGATACCCCGTTGGTGGGACGTCATACCATGAACGGCTTAGCGGGACTAACTCCCAGTAATCAATACATCACAGTATTTACAGGCAACATGAATACCACGTTTCGAATGAAAACTCCAGTTAGATTAGTCAACTCTGCAACTGCCGCGGTCAACAAGTTTGCTGCCCTAGGTGGCAACGACTTTTTATCAAGTCTGACACAGGCCAGCAAAGACCGCTTGCAACAGTATTATAATCGTAAAGTCACAGGACAATCTGTTGATGGCAACTGGCTACAGAGCAAGTTAAGCCGACCACAGTTTGCTACATTTGTGGCCAAAGAAAACAAACCTATCGTGCAAGCCCTGGATGCAGTATATACATCAATAACTGCGCTGAAAATGACTATATTAACACAGTTAGAACCACAAGTCGGCGGCATAGAGCAGTATGTAGGCGATGTGCCCAAGGGTGAAGGTTTTAACATAGATACCGCCAGTGGCTTTATAAAACTGGTAAATCGTGGGGTGTTTAGTGCAGCAAACTTTGCAGGAAGAGCATAAGTTTTTGCAAACTAGTATAAATAAATGCATGTAGTCCAAGTGACTCATTTTTTAAAGGAAAAATAAAATGGCAGTATTTACAAGAACAAACGGCGACGCTGGTGGCGTTCGTAACGTTGATGCAGGCGCATCATTTGCTAATGCAACAATCATCAACACAGGTATCGCAGCTCCACTAACAGCATATAAAATTGCTGGTGGTACAAACGGTAACTTGGCAGCTGAATTGACAGTTGGTGGCGCAGTTGAAACAATCTTACGTATTGTTTCTACAAACGCTTCAGTTCTAGCATATCAAGTTGACACAGCACAACAATTGAGCGTTCTAACAGAGCGTAGCGGTTGGGCAAGTGACACAGCATTGCGTGACGCTATCCGTACTACTACAGCTGGTGACGGCGCTGGTAACATTGGTGCTACAGGCAACACATGGGTTGGCGCAGCTACTGTATCATCAACTGGTGGTATCAAACTAGCCTAATAGTTTTTAAACTAAAGAACAAAACCCACCCTGGTGGGTTTTTTCTTGACTAAATATCTGCATGGGCGAGAACATTGACATCTATACTTTATACACACTAGTGGACATTACTCCCACAGGTGTTGTTCGCGGCCCAGACAGTCTACGCAGAGATCAACAACGTAATTGGGAAACTGTGATACAGGCCATTGGCCTAGTGGCACAACCCACAGAAGTAAATGGGGTAGAACTGCATGACGAAATGCCCATGGAGTGGGCCGACTTTGGTGAGTTCTACTCGGGGCGGCACACTGTATGGACCTGGCGCTTTGCAGTCGAACACAGCAATGTTTTTGAGAAAGACAATAACCCTGTGGCACGTTTAGAAGAACTTTTTGAACAGGTGCCTATAATATCGGGTCTGGAAGAAACCGCACGTTTCATGTTGCCCATCTTTTATCCCTACGGTGCTATTAAAAACATATACTTTAAGAAAAACACGTGACTGTAATAAATACTATTTGATGCTCAGGCACCACATAGGCTCATATCAAGGCACACATTAAGGCACAGTTAGAGGCGTCGTATAACCACGAAAGCATTAAATGGCCGGTACCGCAATTGAAAAACAGAACCTAGAGGCGCACGTTGAGCTGTGTGCTGAAAGGTATAATAGTTTGGAAACAAAACTCGATAATCTCGAAGGTCGTATGGACCAAGTTGAGACTCATCTGCTTGATATCAAGACCACACTGGCGGTTAACGACGCTAGCCAGTACAAGACCTTGATCGCAATTGGCACCACAATCATTGGTGTGCTCATCACTGGCCTAATAACTTTGGGTGTTCACCTCGCTACTAAATAACAGTATGCGAATCGTAGAATTAATCAACAACATCTCCTTGCCCATTACTAACGAAGAAGCCGACGTATTGGACATGCTCAACGACCGCAAAGAACTACGTAAGTCTGACCTAGACGATCGCCAGCAGATCATGGCCAATCAATTAGTCAACAAAGACGTGCTTTACAGAATCAATGAAAATGGTCGTATCACATACAAAAAAAGAATCCATAGCCAAGGTTAAACACGTGGTGGCAGAGACCGCACGTTTCTTGGGCGAATGGACCGAACAACAAGTTCTACGTCACTCGATTACGGACCGTACCCCCTATATCTGGCCCCTGGGCAAATCGGGCTATGCCATTGGTTCGCGCAGAGTACTTGTAGACAACGGGCAATGGCAACTACAGGGCGCCCACCACAATCGATTACATGTATTTGATCGGAAGCTCAGTGCCATATTCTACTGTCTCCTGGAGCAAAAGGGGCGGTACAAGTTAGCGGAAACCATTAAAAATCTTGACAGTGATGTACTGCGTTTAAAGAACAATATAGTTCATTATCAATCTAGTGTAAATAGAGCTATACGTAACAAGCGATCTGATTCAGCGGCCATCTGGGAAGCCAGGCTCGACGATGCTCAATTGCTACTAAAGACTGCAAACGATCAATTACAGAAATCTTTAACAAGTGCTAAATATATAAAATATTGGGAATAACCACCATGCGATTAAGTGAAATGACAAACCAGCCTAGGGCCAACAAAATTAACCGAGTAGTCGAAAGCCGCTTTGGATTTAAAATTGATTATGACAACATGACGTTTAAAAAAGCGTACAATGTTGTTCAAGGTCTTAACGAGACTCTTACTCAAGTACGACGTACACATGGCGCACGCCATGCCGAACAGAATCCACAGTACATGGAAATGTTCATGGTGCGCGAAGCATTAAATCGTTGGATGGTGCAAAATCAACAACAGTTGATCACTGAAAGCGAAATGGCCAAGGCCGAAGCAACTCTTGCTGCCAAGGACATGGTTGATTCAATACAAGACATGTTGGAAAAGATTGGTAAAATGCAGAACGAGCAATTGCCTGCATTATTAGATACAATCCGTGACCAAATTGGTGAACAACAAGCCGAATCATTCAAAGGCACTGTGACTCCCCTGTTACAACAACTATGGCAACAACTAAGCGATGGCCGTGGTCAAGCAGACAATGCAGCACGTGGGTTAACTGGTGAAGCACAACCTGACATGGGCATGGGCGGAGACATGGGCGGTATGGGTGGCGCACCTGCTCCGGCCCCTGGTGCTGGCATGGGTGGCGCACCTGCTCCCGAAGGTGATGCATTTGGCGCAACAGATGCGGCTGTTGGTGGTGCAGAAGAACTAGGTAGAGAGCGTCGTTAATGCGTTATAAAGAGTTTGCTCTTTTTGAAGCCGGCATCGACGGCGAAGACTTGTCTGCTTATGTGGAAGATGATGCCGACCACGAAGCAGACGCCGCCTTAATGGACGTACTACGTCGTATACAGTTCAGTGGTGCCAAAATGCCAAAAATCACCGTTGCGGCACTACTTAATTTGGTCAACAATGAACCCGGTGGTGAGGCTTTTGATAAGACTGCATTAGAAAAAGCCAAAAGCAACAACGACGGTGTTAAACAATTGATTAAAAACATTGAAGCCGACAACAACGGCATTGAGTATGTGTTCATTAAACCACCAGAACCAATTGAGGGTGAAACCAATGCTGATGGCGCTCCTGCAGACGCAGAGAAA